CATGAAAAGATTAATAATATTGATAACTATAATGTTTATCAACTTGATAGCTTTTTCGCAAAAAGGTACTACTACGGAAACTAAATGTTTTCCGATACCACTTGTTAGAGTTATAGCAAAAGACCTTTTAAGTGGAGATTCTGCAAAAGCATTATTGAAAGTAACTGAACAGCAATTAGATTCAATGATTCGTAAAACGCTTTTACAAGATACAGTTATAGCAGTGCATAGAGAAAAGGAAAAGAATTTTAATAACATTATTGGTTATGAAAGAGAAAAATTTGATACGTTAAAAACATACACAAACAAAATAGAAACCGATTTAAAAACCGAACGTATTAAAACAAAATGGTTAAGATGGGCTAACTATGGTACTATAGCTGTTTTGGGTGTTGTTGCATTTATACTAAAATAATATGTCAGTACAAGGTAGAGATAAAAAAAGTTTAAAAGAAGTAATAGCAGAAGAATATAGGCGGTGCGCAAGTGACCCTATATATTTTATGAAAAAGTATTGTGTGATTCAACATCCTACTCGTGGCAAAATTCCATTCCGATTATATCAATTTCAAGAAGATTGCCTTACCGATTTTAAAGATAATCGTTTTAACATTATATTAAAAAGCCGACAATTAGGCCTTTCAACACTTTCCGCAGGATATATTCTTTGGAAAATGTTATTCAATCAGGACTTTAACGCACTTGTAATCGCAACAAAAGTAACGGTAGCAAAAAACTTGGTTGAAAAAGTTCGTGTAATGCATGACTTACTCCCTGTATGGTTGAGAGATGGTGGTAGTAGTTCAGTAGAAGATAACAAACTATCACTCAAACTTAAAAATGGTTCACAGGTAAAAGCGATTGCATCTTCACCTGACGCCGGACGTTCGGAAGCACTATCACTACTTGTAGTAGATGAGGCCGCATTTATTCGCGATATTGATGATATATGGTTATCAGCACAATCAACATTATCTACCGGTGGTTCCGCTATAGTTCTTTCAACTCCAAATGGTGTTGGTAATTGGTTTCACAAAATGTGGGTTGAAGGGGAGAGTGGAGCAAATGGGTTTAATTGTATAAGACTACATTGGACTGTTCATCCTGAAAGAAATCAGCAATGGAGAGATGACCAAACTCGTGTGTTGGGTATTAAAGGTGCAGCACAAGAATGTGATTGCGACTTTGTAAGTTCAGGCGATACCGTAATTGACCCACAACTATTACTATGGTATAAAGAAACATTCGTTATGGAACCGCTGGAAAAGCGTGGGTTTGATGGAAACCTATGGGTATGGGAGCATCCAAACTATAATCGACAATATATGGTTGTAGCCGACGTTGCACGTGGTGATAGTTCGGATTATTCTGCTGCTCAAGTAATTGATATTGAGGATTGTTCGCAAGTAGCAGAATATCGTGGAATGATTGCAACAAAAGATTATGGAAACTTTTTAGTTAGTTTAGCAACTGAATATAATAATGCCCTACTTGTAATTGAAAATGCAAATGTAGGATGGGCATGTATTCAACAAGTTATAGATAGAGGATATGGAAACCTGTTCTATATGAGTAATGACCTAAAATATATTGATGTTGAAAAACAAATGGTAAATCGACATTACCGAGAAGAGCGTCAAATGGTAGCTGGGTTTTCAACAACTACAAAAACTCGCCCACTTATTATTTCATCACTTGATTCATACATACAAAATAAAGATATATTGATTCGTTCCGTAAGATTAATAGATGAATTATTTACGTTTATTTGGAATAGTGGACGAGCAGAAGCTATGCGTGGATACAATGATGACCTTACAATGGCTTTGGGAATTGGGCTTTGGGTAAGAAATACCGCATTAAGACTCAAACAAGAAGGAATTGATTTAACAAAAAGTATGTTAAACTCCGCACAAGTAGTAAAATACGATTCAGTTTATACAAAAAATCATCTTAAAACAAATCCATACGAAATAGATACTGGCAAAGGTCAAACGGAAAATATACAATGGTTACTACGCTAAAGTAAACTTTTTTATATTTATATGTTGATATGATAAGACTAATGGATTTATTGGATGAAGACCTCCGCAAATGGTTTGGTAAAGGTAAATGGGGCGGCGCTGGCGGTGGTGGATGGGATAGATATAATTCCAAAGGTGAACGTATTGGAAAATGTGGTGGTGGTAAGGAAGGTGAAGCATACGCAGCATGTCTTTCAAAACATGCCGCAGGTAAGCTAGGAAAAAAAGGTAGAGCATCGTTTGTTAGACGTAAACGTGCAAAGCAGCATGATAAAAATAGAGGAGATAAGGGTGATGGTAGTAAAGGCAAAGCGCCTGTAAGAGTGAGTTGGGATAAACGAGGAAGTGATAAAAAATATAATCCACCTTCATAATGAGTTGGACTAAAAAATATAAAAAAAGTATAGATTGCAATAACCCAAAAGGATTCAGTCAAAAAGCACATTGCTCCGGCCGTAAAGCCAGACAGGCAGGTAAATCAACAAAATCTAAATCCGTAAGTGAAATGACAATTGAAGAAAAACTAAATCTATTTTTAGAGAAAAACTGCCCGACAGATAAAGCCAAATGGGCAGCATCTAAAGCAGCAGCAAAATCTAAATTTGATGTTTACCCATCAGCCTACGCAAATGGTTGGGCAGCTAAAGATTATAAAAAGAAAGGTGGTGGTTGGCGTAGTTGTAGTGAAAGCGTAAATGAAGCCGGGTGCTGGGAAGGATATAAGCAAGTTGGAATGAAAGAAAAAGATGGTAGGCAGGTTCCAAATTGTGTTCCCGTAAACGAAGAAACCGCCGAATTAAATTGTGATGAAAACGGAAATTGTTGGGAAGCAGAACCACCACGTTATCAAAGCACATCTATGGGATATAGAGAAATGGGTGAAGAAGTAATAGAAGAATACGATGTGGAAACATTAGAAGAAATGAGAGATTTTGTTTCTTATATGAAAGGTTATAAAGAATTACTTTCAGAAGCAACTTGCCCGTGTTTGTTAGAAGCAGAATATCGTGGAAGGAATGTTAAGCTTGGAAAAATAATGCAAGGTGATGTTAAGAAATTCAAAGTGTATGTAAAAAATCCACAAGGTAATGTAGTGAAAGTAAACTTTGGATTTGGTGGTTCATCGGCAAAAGGTAAGAGGATGGTTATTAAGAAAAACAATCCTGAAAGACGTAAAAATTTTAGAGCAAGACATAATTGTGATAACCCAGGTCCCCGTTGGAAAGCAAGATATTGGGCATGTAGGACTTGGTAATATCAATTTTTTTATATATTTTTAGAGTTAAAATATTATTATGGCAGATAAATCTATATTTGGTAGGTTACAAAAATTGTTCTCTACAAATACAATAGTTCGTAAAACAACAAAAGGTGTAAAGGTTATAGATACCGATGAGTATCAAAATATAACTACAAATCTTGTTGACCGATTTATGAAGCTTAAAGTTACAAATTATGCTTCAGGTCAAATAGATTCATCGTTGGCATATCAGCAAGTACGAATAGACCTTTTTAGGGATTACGATTCAATGGATCAGGATCCAATTTTATCTTCTGCATTAGATATTTACGCAGATGAAGCAACTGCAAGAAATGAATTTGGCAACGTACTAAAAATACATCACGAAGACCATAACATAAAACAAATACTTGAGAATCTTTTCTATGATATTCTTAATGTAGAGTTTAATCTTTGGCCGTGGACACGTAATCTTGTAAAGTACGGAGATTTCTTTTTACAACTTGAAATATCACCTGAATTGGGAATCGTAAATGTATTTCCTTATTCACCATATGAAATAACCAGAGTGGAAAACTTTGACCCATTGAATCCACAAAGGGTTAAATTTGTATATGCTCCATATCAAAATCCATTAGGCGCATACGGTATGAGTTCTAAAAAAGAATATGAAAATTATGAAATAGCCCACTTTCGATTAAATTCCGATTCAAACTTTTTACCTTACGGAAAATCAATGATAGAAGGTGGCCGACGGATATGGAAGCAGTTATCTCTTATGGAAGATGCTATGTTGATTCACCGAATTATCAGAGCACCTGAAAAACGTATATTTAAAATTGATGTTGGTAATATTCCACCAAATGAAGTGGATAACTACATGCAGAAAATTATAAATAATAGTAAAAAGACTCCATTTGTTGATGAAAGAACTGGCGACTATAACTTAAAATATAATATTCAAAACCTAATGGAAGACTATTATATGCCAGTTCGTGGTAATGATAGTGGTACAAACATTGATACTTTAAAAGGTATGGAGTACACTATGATTGAAGATATTGATTATCTTAAAAACAAATTAATGGCATCTCTTAAAATGCCAAAAGCCTGGTTGGGATATTCCGAAGATACAAATGGTAAAGCAACACTTGCCGCACTTGATTCTCGCTTCGCAAAAACAATTGAAAGAGTACAAAGAGTTATTATTTCGGAACTGACTAAAATAGCAATCGTACATCTATACGCACAGGGAATAACCGATGATAAACTAACAGGATTCAGTTTGGAATTGACAATACCATCTAAAATTTATGAGCAAGAGAAAGTTGAACTATATACATCAAAAATTTCTTTAATTGAATCTATGCAACGTACAAAGATGTTATCGAAAGAATGGATGTATGAAGCAATTTTAGGTATGGCAAAAGATGAGCAGGATGAACAAACACTTGCTATAATAGAAGATGTAAAGCAGGCGTTTCGTCTAAACTCAATAGAAACGCAAGGCGTAGACCCGGCAGCACAGCCAGAACAACCAACTAACGTAGAAGAAGAAATCCAAAAAATAAAAACCGAATTAGAAGAAGAAGGTAAAGTAGGTCGCCCTAAAGACCCGATACGTTATGGTAAAGATGACCATCCTCTTGGCAGAGACCCATTGGGAATAAAAACTCTTAAACAAAAAGAAGGTTCAGTAAAGTACAAACCCAGAAAAGCATATCAAGAAATTTTTAGAGATATGGATGGGAATAAGAAAAAGATAATATCGGATTAATGCCAAACTTACAAATGATTTTATAGTATATTTATATTAAAAATCAAAGTAAATGGCGGGTATTTTAAATATAAGGCGTGGTATTAGTGGTATTACGCTTACTGATGGTGAATTTTATTTAAATAAAGGAATCAACGCCGTACAAATTGGTAGTGGTTCCGCTATACTCACACTTTTACCAATAAATAAATTAATATCGGGTGATATTATTCTTAATGGTAATGTTTATGCAAACAATCTTACTGGTTCAGGAGCATTAGCCTATGAAATTACTGCAAACTTAACTGTTGGTGGAATTGATAGTGGAACTACATTTCCTGTTGGTACACCGCATGATGATATATTTAGACAATTATTAACCCGTTATCAGGCAGCTTCTTTATCAAATTTAGTGTTATATTTGGGTGGTAGTTCAATACCAACAGCAGCTAGAGATGTTGGTAATGGGTTTAGTTTTAATCGTTTTGGATTTTCAGCAGCAGCTGATTCTCAAGGTAATTTACCAGTTAGTGCGAGTTTTGTTATATCCGGTACCGATTCCGATGATGTCACTTTTAATTACTTTTCAACGCCAATTAACACATCAAATCTTACTATTTTAACTCCAACAATTCAACCAAATCGTTCTATTGTTGGTAATATGACATTCACTGTTAATGCTAAAAAAGCAGATGGAAGCACATCGATTACACCACTAACATTAACCATATCTTATAGATTAAGAAATTATTTAGCAGCAAGTGCAACGGATATAACAACAAATGCAAACGCACAAAGTGTAATTAATAGTGATGTTGTTACCAGTTCATTATTAACTTCTAAAGCGTGGACTGCTACATGCTCTTCTGCTAATGATGACGTTACAAAATGGACATATATAATATATCCGGCGTCGTACGGTGATTTAAGTGGCATTGTTCAAACCGGTCCACAAAATGTATTTGATGCATTTGTAAAATTATCTGGTACATTTTCTATAACGATTAATGGAATAACAAATAGTTATATAATATATAAATCGACACAATATGGCGCATATAGTCCTGGTGTACAATTAACAACTACATAAAAATGCCAATAAAATTTCCAGATTTACTTCAAAACAATAATCCAAATTATCCAATAGCTGATATTACTAATATTAGAGGTAACGCATATCCTCTGTCAATATTATCAGATACAGGCAGTATTCCTGCTGATAAAAGAAAAATTGGAACTATTGTTTTTGTAAGTACAACGCAAGAATATTATGGTTATTATGGAACTACAACGGGTAATTCGGACTGGAATAATGGGGCAAATTGGAAAACCTTAATAGGTGGAACAACTCCTATAACAAACTTAACAAGTGGATTTATAACAACAGGAAGTGTAGGAGTCGGACAAACTATATCAGGTTCATTGACCGTTATTGGTGGAATAACAGGTTCTTTACTAGGAACCGCCAGCTGGGCAATAAATTCACTTACTGCATCTTTTGTTTCAAATGCATTATATACCGCATCAGTAAATGTAAACACTATAACATTTACAAAGGGTGATGGCACTACTTTTCCTATTACCGTAGCTGGAACAAATGTAGACACCACTATATTTGCTACAACAGAATCATTCAATTCGTTTACACAATCAATAAATCAATTTACCGCATCATATAATTCGGGATCATTTAGTGGTTCCTTATTAGGAACGGCATCAACTGCATCTTTTGTTCTTTCATCAAATGTATATGGCCCGTATGGATTTAATTCTATATTAACTGCTTCCTATGCCGTAAGTTCAAATGCTGTATCTTCATCATATCCGTTTAATGTTACAGGAAGCTCAATTTATAGTTTTGATGCCGACACACACGATACACCTTTAACAAAAGTTCCTAAATCACAATACAATAATTTTGTAGTTGGTCAATATGCAGGAACTACTTTTACTTCGGAATCATTTTCAAATTCTATAATAATTGGAAGTGGTTCTGGGTATAATACAACTTTTAATAATAATAATTTATTTTTAGGACAAGATGCCGGAGCAAATTCAAATAGGGTTACGGGATCATTTTATATAGGATATCGTGCCGGATATTTCGCCTTTACAGGATCAAACAGTATTATAATTGGGAATAACGCCGGCAGAAATACAAGAAATGCTATTGAATCCATATTATTTGGGTCTAGAGCTGGACAAAATTCTTTAGATAATAGATTCAATATTTTAATAGGGTATCAAGCCGGATACGCCGCTAGTGGTATTAATACAATTTCTCAAAATAATATTATAATTGGAACAAATATTACATTACCACGCAATCGACGAGATTCTATTAATATAGGTGGTATAATATTTGCTACCGGATCTTATTCGGGTAGTGGAAATCCTACATCAACGCCAGCACAAAACTCAAGAGTTGGTATAGGTGTACTAAACCCAACAGCAAATTTTCAAGTATCAGGTACAGTAGCATTTCCAAATTTGACAAATGAAGGAAAAACATGGCTTGTAACATATGACACCGCAAGTGGCCAATTATATTATACCGCATCTACTAGTATACCCGGCGCAGGAACTCCCGGACAACCAAATCTATCAGTACAATTTAATGATAATGGACGTTTTAGTGGTTCATCCAATTTAACATTTGATAATACTCAATCACCAAATATATTATCATTAATCGGTTCATTATTAATATCAGGTTCAACAACTCAAATTGGAAATAATACATTACAAGGAAATACTACATTATCAGGAAGTATTACAATTTCAGGATCAAACACACCAGGCTCACCAACAGCATCAGTACAAATATATGGCGATATTCGTCAATCGGGCTATCATAGATTTGACCCTGTCACCACAAACATAGACCAGTCCGTATCGGCATCTTATATTTACGTTTCGGGTTCAACTAATGACCTTTACTTCACACAAAATGGTAATGGTTATAATAATACAACTCGACTCCGTTGGTTAGAAGGCAATCTATATACGGGGTTATTGCATGGTGGGGTAATATCGGCATCAGCTGGTAGCACTACATATAATATAAGTTCAGGTAGTGCGGTTATAGTATCCCTTAACGCATCATCAGGAAGTGACCCATATCCAACTATTAAATTTATAAGTTGGCCAAATAAAACTGGAAACACACCATTCTATTTGAATACACATATTCAAACTTTTGTTGGTATTGATTCAGCTAGTGGTATCATAGAACAAACTGTACCATGGTCAGATGGGCAATATAATACATCTATTTCATTGGGAACGGTTATACATCAAAACCTTTCAACTATTAATGCTTTTATTAATTATCCAAATGTAGGTTATGGTTGGAAACAACGAAGTTATGATTTTGTAAAAGCGTTTGGCCCACTTAAACTTTCTGGATACACTCTTGCACCAAGCGGTTCATCAGTTGGTGGATTAATTGTGGGATCGGGTACAGCATTTGCAGACGGACGAAATTATGGTACAGACGCAAATAACCCATCATATATTAACGATCCTGGCACAAATGTTTCAAAAATATCCCGATATTATCAATCTGGTTCATCATATGTACAAGATACAAATTCAGGAGCAGGATATACAGCTATAAATCCTGGATTTTATAATTCAGGTTCAAATGGAAATATTGTTGCTTTATCAAACAATAATAAATGGTCAATACAAAGAGTATTCTGGTATCCAAATTCGGCAACAAAAGGAATAGTTGTTTATTATGGAACACAAGAATACGATACAAAAGATGATGCTTTAATTAATTTTCCATACGAACAATTCAATGAAACTCCAAACACTGCACAAAACGCCATTTATTTGGCGGCAATGATATTAAAGACGAATGCGGACTTTACCAACCCCACCACATACCGAATTTTACAAGGCGGATTATTCAGAAACGTAGCAGCATCGGGTGGAGCATCCATACTTTCATTGTTCCTATCGCAATTAGGAGATGTGGGATTATCTACACCCGCTTATGGCGAACTACTTATGTATGGTAATGGTTCACAATGGATTAATACTAAAAGATTACATGGGAATTATACGCTAGATGGCGGTTTAACAATAACCGGGTCTTTAATCGTATCGGGTGGTATAACCGGCTCATTATCCGGAACAGCATCAAATGCAGCAACTGCATCTAATGTTTTGGGAGGTACCGCTGATTACTTTGCACTTTGGAAATCCGCAACTGAATTAACAACCGGAAGTATTTATCAAACCGGAAGTAGTATTGGTATTAACTCTACAACGCCAACAGGCAGTTTATATGTTTCGGGTGCAGTATACTTACCAAGTTTACAATCTAGTAATAAAGTATATTTGGTTGGTTACGACACGATAAGCGGCCAATTATATTATCAGACTAGTGCATCAGTTGTCGCCGCCGGCGGCATCGATACGGAAATACAATTTAATAAAAATGGTGTACTCGCCGGAACGGCATCTTTCGTATTTAATTATAATAGTCAAAGTTTTGAGCAGGGAAATTCTGTAACTGCAACTGGGTTATATTCTCATGCCGAAGGTGAATCAACTACGGCTAGCGGGGTGTCTTCTCATGCAGAAGGCGAAAATGCCCAAGCATTAGGACCTTATTCGCACGCCGAAGGACAAGATACATTTGCTGTTGGTGATTATACACATACAGAAGGATATGATACACATGCTGGTACAAAAAATGCATATTCCGCATCCATAACAATTGGTATTGTAACAATGTCCGCAGATTATGGCAATGTTACATCTAGCTTTGTTGTAAATGATAGATTATATATACGTAATATATTAGGAAACAATTATATATCAACTATTAGTCAATCATATTTTAATTCACCAAATACTATATTAGAATTATATGATACCGAAATTAATATTTCAAACGCATATATTGGTAATCTAAATACTCCAATCATTAGTTGGGTGGGAGACCAAACAATAGCAGCAAATAGATCGCACGCCGAAGGTTATAGTACATTGGTATTCGGAGAAGCTTCACACGCTGAAGGATATGCTACAATAGCATCGGGGATATATTCGCATGCAGAAGGTGAAAGTACCGAAGCATTAGGAAACTCTTCTCATGCGGAGGGAGTTGGTACACAGACAATAGGCAATTACTCACATGCCGAGGGGGATACTACAAAAGCAACAGGACAAGGTTCACATGCAGAAGGTGAAAGTGCACAAACGATAGGCAATTACTCACACGCCGAAGGCCTTAATACAATAGCATCCGGTTCACATTCTCATGCGGAAGGCAGTAGTTCGATAGCATACGGTGATTATTCTCATGCGGAAGGTGGTGG